TTCTGACTTATCTTTACCCCACCTACCCCCAACCACCGGTATATGCGTGGCCGCTACACACGTGTGTATGTTGATTTTGCACACTACAATACTAAATTTCAACAAGGGGTCACCCTTTTTAAATGTAAATAGATGTATATGTAGGTTAAATAATATAAACTTTAAAAAAAATGCCTATATGATTCTTTTAGCTATTGCAAATTACGTTCAAATAATATATAAAAAAATTATGTATAACAATATATATAAATATTCGACATAAGGTTATATTGTAAGTCAGATATAGCACAGATGGTTATACAGTAAGTTATATATATTACAGATGTTTATATATATTGCAAAAGGAACAATTACTTGTCAGACAATATTGTAACTTTAGATGATTACAGAAAACCTCCGGAAATTTTAGAAGAGTATGAATTGGAAGATGCGCTTGTAATAGGATGGACAACTGATGATCGTGGTGAAAAGGTTTTACATGTATCTTCTTCGGTTGATACAGGTGAGTCTTTATGGATGATTGAGTTGGCAAAGAAGATAGTCGAGAGCAGACCGCCTGATTGCAGGAATGGTAATGAATGAGCTTTCACATATTTTAAAAAACAATCTTGATAAGATTGGTGAGTTACCCCCGGAACAACAAAAAGAAATACTTGCTCTTGTAGAGGAGTATGAGAAAGTTAAGGAAAGAGAAGAGGCAAGAGATGAGTTTCTTCCTTTTGTTAAACTTATGTGGCCCAGTTTTATTCATGGCAAACATCATGAGATAATGGCAGAGGCATTTGAGAGAGTGGCTAGGGGTGATTTAAAAAGATTAATTATCAATATGCCACCCCGTCACACCAAGTCAGAGTTTGCCAGTTATTTATTTCCTGCATGGTTCTTGGGTAAATATCCGGAAAAGAAAGTTATACAAACTGCTCACACTGCAGAGCTATCAGTGGGCTTTGGTCGTAAAGTTCGTAATTTAATACAGAATGAAGATTTCCAAAATGTATTTTCAGGCATAGAATTATCTACAGACAGTAAAGCAGCAGGTAGATGGAATACAAACAAGGGCGGTGATTACTTTGCGATAGGTGTTGGTGGTGCAGTGACGGGTAAGGGTGCTGATATTTTGATAATTGATGACCCCCACTCCGAACAGGAAGCCACAATGGGTGAATATAATCCAGAAGTTTATAACAAAGTTTACGAATGGTACACATCAGGACCCCGTCAGAGACTACAACCGGGTGGTGCTATCATACTTGTGATGACAAGATGGTCAAAAAGAGATCTTACAGGGCAGATAATCAATAAATCTATTGAAAGAGAGGGATCTAATGATTGGGAAGTGATACAACTTCCTGCAATATTGCCTTCAAACAAGACTTTATGGCCCGAGTTCTGGAAAAGATCAGAGTTAGACGCTCTAAGAGCTGAATTACCAGTGGCAAAATGGAACGCACAGTACCAACAGGACCCTACGTCAGAGGAAGGCGCTCTAATTAAGAGAGAATGGTGGCAGGAATGGGACAAAAATGACTTTCCAGCCTGTGATTCCATCATACAATCGTGGGATACAGCGTTTTTAAAGACACAAAGAGCAGATTATAGTGCCTGCACTACATGGGGCATCTTTTATCACCCTGATGATGACGGAAATGAGAGACCAAACCTTATTTTAATAGATGCTTTCAAGGAAAAACTAGAATTTCCTGACTTAAAACGTGCAGCCTATGATAAATACTGGGAATTTGAGCCAGATCAGATGATTGTAGAGGCAAAAGCAGCAGGCTCACCCTTAATTTTTGAACTTAGAGCTATGGGAATACCAGTTACGGAGTTTACACCAAGCCGTGGACAGGATAAGATAGCCAGAGTTAACAGTGTTACAGATTTATTTGCAAGTGGCGTTGTATGGTGTCCAAATACAAGGTGGGCTGAGGAAGTTGTGGAAGAATGTGCAGCTTTTCCAGCAGGAGATCACGATGACTTGGTTGACTCAACCACACAAGCACTGTTAAGATTCAGACAGGGTGGTTGGATAAGAACCACTATGGATGATTGGGATGATGAGCCTAAATACAGAAGACCCGTGGAGTATTATTGATGGACTTGGTGCATATCATAGATGGATTGATAGGAATAATCGTTCTAGGTGGCGGTTGGTTTCTTGGCACACAGTCAAGGGAAGTTAAAAGAATCGATATATTATTAAATAAAACAAGAGAAGATTATGCAAAGCGTGATGATGTAACTGTTGCAATAAATCGTCTTGAAGAAAAGATAGATAGAATACTTGAAAGAATTAAATAGATGACAGGAGCGTCTAATGGCTATTGAAAAGATTATGACACCGGCAACTTCTTTTAAAGAAATGTCAGAACCTGATATTAGTATTGAAGTTGAAAATCCAGACTCTGTATCTGTTGAAACAGAAGATGGTGGCATGATCATTGACTTCACAGGTGATCAGGTAGAAGAAATACTTAGTGGTGGGTTTGATTCTAATTTGGCAGAGCAGATAGAAGAAGCTGACTTACAAGAAATGGCAAGTGAATTAATTTCAAGTTTTAATTCTGACAGGCAGTCAAGAAGCGAGTGGGCAAAGAGTTATGTAAAGGGATTAGATCTTCTTGGTATGAAGATAGAAGAAAGACAACAGCCGTGGGCTGGATCGTCAGGTGTATTCCATCCCATACTGACAGAATCAATAGTTAGATTTCAAGCACAGGCTATGGGTGAGATATTCCCAGCATCAGGTCCTGTTAGAACCAAGATACTTGGAAAGATGTCTGTAGAAAAAACAGAACAGGCTAATCGTGTAGAAAACGAAATGAATTATCTGCTCACAGAAGAGATGACAGAGTATCGTGATGAGACAGAACAGATGTTATTTAAACTGCCATTGGCAGGATCAGCTTTCAAGAAAGTATATTACGATCCTATCATGGAAAGACCATGTGCCATGTTTGTACCAGCAGAAGATTTTGTTGTGTCATACGGAGCATCTGATCTTATGACATGTGAGAGATACACCCATGTTATGAAGAAATCATCTAATGATATATTAAAACTACAGAATAATGGATTTTACCGTGATGTAGAGCTACCAGATCCAGAGCCTGATATGTCAGATATACAGGAAAAATATGATGAGTTAGACGGAGAGACAACATCTATCGAAGATGATGACAGGCATACCCTTCTTGAAATGCATGTAGAGATGGAAATGCCAGAGCCGTTCAATGATGAAGACGGTATAGCCAGACCCTATGTAATCACAATAGATAAATCATCAAGAGAGATATTATCTATCAGAAGGAATTATTACGAAGATGACAAAAAGAAAAGAAAGAGACAATACTTTGTCCACTATAGGTACCTCCCCGGGCTGGGCTTTTACGGAACAGGACTTATACACCTCATCGGTGGACTTGCAAAAAGTGCAACCTCAATCCTCAGACAACTTATCGATGCCGGTACGTTGTCGAATCTGCCTGCTGGTCTTAAAGCTAGGGGTCTTCGTATCAAAGGTGATGATTCGCCTCTCATGCCGGGTGAGTTCCGTGACGTTGATGTCCCGGGTGGTGCCATCCGTGATGCTATTACTTTCATTCCTTACAAAGAACCGTCATCGGTACTGTACCAACTACTCGGAAACATCGTTGATGAAGGAAGAAGAATAGGATCGGTAGCCGATATACAGGTTGGGGACATTAACGCCCAAGCACCTGTAGGGACAACACTTGCATTGATGGAAAGATCTATGAAAGTTATGTCTGGTGTTCAAGCCAGACTCCATGCCGCACTGAAGAACGAGCTTAGATTATTATCAAATGTAATCAGAGATTATATGGATGGCACTTATGCATACGAGATGGAAGGTGATTTCGACAGAGCAAAAGACTTTGATGATCGCATAGATGTAATACCTGTATCAGATCCTAATGCAGCAACTATGTCACAAAGAGTTATGCAGTATCAGGCTGCATTACAATTAGCACAGCAAGCCCCACAACTTTATGATATGGGAAAGTTGCACAGACAGATGTTAGAAGTGCTTGGTATACAAGATGCTAAGTCAATAATTAAATTACCAGATGATATTAAACCATCTGATCCTGTTACAGAAAATATGGCAATGCTAAAACAAGAGCCAGTAAAAGCGTTTAAGTATCAGGATCACGAAGCACATATTAAAGTTCACATGGCAGCAGCTAATGATCCAAAGATAAAAGAGATAGTTGGTCAATCACCATTTGCAGGCGCAATACAGGCAGCATTATCAGCACACATAACAGAACATGTGGCATTTCAATATAGAAAAGAAATAGAAAAGAATTTAGGTGTCGCTATGCCTAATGAAGAAAAGCCCTTACCAGAAGACGCAGAAGAAGAGCTTTCAAGACTTGCGGCAGAGGCAGCAGAAAAACTTCTTAAATCCAATACAGCAGAAGCACAACAGCAGGAAGCTATGAAGCAGCAACAAGATCCTTTGACTCAAATACAACAAAGAGAGCTTAAAATTAAAGAAGACGAGCTTGAGCATAAAAAACAAATGGACTTAGCCAAGTTAGAGCTTGATGCATTAAAAACAAAAAATAATGAAAAAATTCAAACAGAAAGATTAGAATCTGAAGACAGAAGAGAAGGTGTAAGAATTGCGGCTAAACTAGCAACAGATTCCTCTAAAGATCAAAAAGAAGAGGCAAAAATAGTTATGGAAGCAGCAAAGCAATTACAAAATGAGTAGAAATGAAACGGTTTATACACCAATATTAAAAAAAGTTGAGGAAGAAATAAATGTTATCTCTGACTATCTTTCATCCGGCAGACCTAATAACTTCGAGGAATATCAAAGACTTGTCGGAAAAATCGAAGGT